CGAAGATCCCGTCGCCGACGTCGCCGGTGAGAAGCGCGTCGAGTCGCGTGACCTGGCCGACGATGAAGTCGGTCCCGTCGTCGACCGTGATCTCGCCAGCCGCGAAGGCCGTGATCTCGCCGGTCCCTTGTTTCAGGACGGGCGACAAGAAGGTCGAGAAGAGCGCGCCCGCGATGAGGGCGTCGAAGGCCTTGAACGAGAGCTCGATCCCGGTGTCGCCGCCGGCTTCCGCGCCGACCAGGATGAGGTCCGAGATCTGGCGGTCTGGCCGGATCTCCTCGGACGTGATCGTGTTCGGAACGAAGGCGAGGTTCGGCGTCCCCGTGAAGCGTAGCTGGTCAAGATTGAAGGGGCCGCCAGGGATCGGGGCGGTCCGTTGTGAGCTCTGGAAAAATCTGAGCCCGACTCGGTTTGTGTCAGACATGGCGGTCTCCTGGGTTAGTCATCAGGGACGTCTCACACGTTCCGGAACGAATCATAGTCTAATTGAGCATTGACGACGACCTCGAACCACTGGTCGGAGCGTCCGACCTCGGTGAGGCCCTGGTCGCGGAAGCGGATCCCGGTGAGCTTCGTCGACTCGACGAAGTCGAGAACGATCTCCGCCAGGCGGTCGGCTTCGGCCTGGCCGGTGTTGTGCCGGACGAGGATCTGGACGGCGAGGATCGTCTCGCGCCGGATCTGGATGTCGACGCCGGTCCCGAGTGAAGCCTGGGATCCGGTCGCGTGAGCCAGGCCGAAGACGACGTAGACGTCGCGGTTCGACGGATTGAAGTCGAGGTTGTTCCAGGCGACGACATCGAGGTCCTCGCCGGCGGCGGTCCAGTGAGTCGAGAACGCGGAGCGAACGGCGTCGCGGAACTGGGCCGGGGTTCTGGTTGAGGCGCCCACTAGGGGAGGTCCTCGATCCCAGGCGGGAAGAGGAGCGCGAGGTCGATCGCCTCGTCGATCCAGCCGGCCTCGGCCTGGAGGCTGTGACCCTCGGCGAGCTTGCTCGCATAAGGGGCGTTATTCTGGATGATGAGGCGCGAAGCCTGGCCGGCCTCGAAGGCGCGGATCTTGTTCCTCCCGCGGCCCAGGGTGAAGGCGACCGGCTCCTCGGCGCCGGCGAGCTCGGTGATCTCCTCGATCCCGATCGAGACGAGCCAGTTCCGACGGAAGTGTCCGCCGACGTAGCCTGGAGGCGCCGAGTCCGGGTTCTGCCAGTTCTCGGGATCCCCGACGGGCGAGGCGAAGATGAGGTTCCGGAGGATCTCGAAGGCGGTGAGGCCGACGTCGCGGAAGAGCTCCCTCCGGAGGATGACGTCGATCTCGAGCGGGTTGTAGATCTTCGCCACTATGCCGTCCTCACTTGTAGCTTCCAGAGGAAGTCGGTCTTCCCTGGCCGGATCCGGTCGAGCGAGATGATGTTCTTCTCGACGCCCTCGTCGAGGATCTTGTCGGCCGTTGTCGGGACAATCGTCCCCAGGGAGAGGGCCGCGATGAGAACGGTCTCGTCTCCCTGGCGGACACTGTTCCCGTCGATCATCGAGCGCCGGATCGGGACGACGACCGCCGGCGCCGAGGTCGAGATCTCGGTCGCGGTCGGATCCACGTCGAACGGCTTCGCCGGATCCGCCGGCGTTGTGTTCGGCTGGAGGAGCTGGACGATCCGGTCCTCGCCGAACTTGCGGATCAATCGGAGGGCGGTGTCTTCCAGGGCCACTACTAGATCCTCGCGGTGAGCGCGCCGACCGCGCGGAGCCAGCGCCGGATCACGAGCTTCGCCCGCGGGAAGGCCCGGACGGTCGCGACCGGATACTTGTCCGAGAATTGCTTCGACTCCTCGAGGACGTCGACCTTCTCCCGCGTCGACGTGACCAGGAGCCCGGAGGCGTCGGTCGTCGGTGTCGGAGCCAGGGGAGCGGCGGCGGCCTCGAAGGCGTACTCGATCGAGCCGTTGAGGATGTCCTCGGGGATCTCGTCGGCGGGGACCAGGGCGCCGAGCTCGTCGTGGACCTGGTTCCTCGGCCACTCGAGGCGCTGGGCCGAGCTGAATCGCTGGCCCTTGAAGGCGCGGCGGAACTTCTGGTCGAGATAGTCCGCGCCCTGGATGAGGGCCGCCTGGCGCTCCTTCGAGGAGAAGGCCCTCCAGGCCGTCTTCCGGTCGGAGTTCTCGAGATACTGGTCGGCGGCCGCGAGGTCGGCGTAGGCCGTCGCGTCCGTGAGCCCGGTCCCGTCTTCGATGATGAACTGGATCGTCATGTCGGTCTCCTACTTCGTCACGTCTTGCTGGAAGACGTACTCGTTCTTCGCGATCGTGAGGATCCGACCGGCGCCGTCTGTTTGCTGGATGTCGTAGAAGTACGTCTCCGGGAGCTGGTCGGCCTCGCCGGCGGACCAGGGGAAGTCGACCTCGCCGCCGACGGCGTCAACGATCGCGCCGGTGAGCTGGGCGATCTCGACCCCGATGATCGGCGGGCCTACGGGCTCGGGATCCTGTTCGGTGTTGACGGTCATGAGGAAGCCGAAGCCGCTCACGTCCAGGGGGACGCCGGCGTTCTCCGGATCCGTGACGAAGATCTTGTCGGGCGCGGTGTCGCCTCTTTTCCGGGCGATACAGATCCCCGAGAAGTCGTTGTCGCATGATGCCATCGGTCGGTCCTCCTACTGGGTCGAGTTCGAGCGGCCCGCCTCGAGTGTCTGGGTGACGTTGTCGGTCCCCTCGGCCAGATCTTGCCGGCTATTGTCCAAAAAGCGGAGCAAGGTCTGGAGCGAGTTCGGGATGATGCGCGCCCCGCCGTCGAACAATAGCGCGGTCACGGCGAACGATAAAGGGGCGAGCGCCGCGAGCGAGCCGCGAGCGAGTAGATCCGCCGCCGCGGTGATCGAGATCTGGGCCGCCGCCTGGATCTGGCCGCCGGCCGCGTCCTGGAGATCCGCAACGACTCCGAACTGGAGCGCCGGGTTCGCGTTCATGCCGCCGACCAGGCGACCGTCGGCCGTCACGGCGAACGACATCGCCGGCGCCGCGGTGAGCGCGCCCTGGCCGAGCAAGTCGGCCGCGACATCGAAGACCATGTCCGCCGCCGCGTCGAGCTGGCCGAGCGCCTCGAGATCCGCGAGGATCGTGAGGACGAGGGAGGCCTGGGCCGAGATCGCGCCGTCGGCTGGTTGATCCTGGAGATCCGCCGAGACCGTGAAGGCCAGGGCGACCGCCGCGTCGAGCTGGCCGCCGGCCGCCAGGTTCGCAACGGCCGAGAAGGTCAAGGCCGGGGCCGCCTGGAGTTGTCCGCGAGCGTCGAGATCCGCCGCCACGTTGAAGAGCAAGGCCGCCGCCGCGGTGAGTTGTCCCTGGGCCTCGAGGTCCGCCGCCAGGGCGAACGAGAGCTGGGCCGCCGCGTCGACTTGTCCTCGAGCGTTGAGATCCGCGACCAGGTTGAAGGCCATCTGGGCGGCCGCGGTGAGCTCGCCCTCGGCCTGGAGATCCGCGGCGATCGTGAGCGCGAGCTGGGCGTTCGCCGCGATCGCTCCCTCGGCCGCGTCCTGGAGATCTGCAACCAGGGCGAAGACCAGGGTCGCCGCCGCGTCGACCGCTCCGGTCCCGCGTAGATCCGCCGCAACGGTGAGCGCGAGCTCGGCCTGGGCCGTGAGAGCTCCGCGCGCCTCGAGATCCGCCGCAACGGCGAAGACGATCTGGGCCGCGGCTTCGAGCTGGCCCTGGGCCTGGAGGTTCGCGGCTACCGTGAAGGCCAGGGCCGCCGCGGCTTCGAGTTCGCCTCGAGCCTGGAGATCCGCCGCGACGTTGAGGGTGAGCTGGGCGGCCGCGTCGAGCTGGCCCTGGGCCGCTAAGTCGGGCGCCAGGTTGAACGCAAGGGCGGCGGCCGCGGAGAGCTGGCCGTCTCCCGTGAGATCTGGGGAGACCGTGAACGCCAGGGCCGGAGCTGCGGCGATCGCGCCATCGGCGACGGCCGGCCTCGGGTAGGTGATCCGGTCGGGCTCGAATACTTGCCAGGGGTTGTCGAAGAACGCCCTCATCGCCTGGCCGGTCGGATCGTCGAACGCGATGTCGAACGCGAAGACGCCCAGGATGTCGCCGGCGAAGGGGTTGTCCTGGGTTCCGATGTTCGCGCCGAAGGCGATGTCGGTCGTCGTCCGGGGATTGTATGCGCCGTTATTCCCCGCCGCGCCGCGGGTGTGGACGCCGTCCTCGGTGATGCTATGACAGACGACCTCGCCCGCCGTGACCATGCCGGCGACCAGGTTGAGAGCGTCGGCTTGCGTCGATCCAGCGAGGACCGTCGAGGTCACGGCCCCGGTCCGGATCCTGGTCCGGAGGGTTCCGCCCGCGGTCCCGCCGATCATGAGGTCGTGGTCGCCGGCGCCGCTTCCCTCGTCCTTCGAGAAGATCCGCGGGTCGCCGGAGAAGTCGCCCAGGCCGTCGGGTCGGAAGATGCCGATGACACAAAGGTCGTTTTTGTTCGGGAAGGCGATCCCCAGGTCGTCGACGTAGCGCGCCATGAGGTAGTAGCTCGAGCCGGTTCCGTCGAAGCGGAGACACGTCGCCGGTCCCCAGTGACCGTAACGATCGCCGCGGACCTCGAAGGTCTCGTCGCCGTTGCCGAACTGGTCGAGCTCGAAGAACATCTTCTGGCCCAGGGTGACGAGGCCGCCGATCGGGCCGGCGCCGTTGCCGGTCGCCTTGCAAGCCGCCGGGAGCATCGCCCAGATGCAATGCTTCCCGAAGGTGTTCGCGCGGTCGAAGCCGACCGGGACTTGAGGCTGGCTAGTCCTTGCGCGGTAGGTCATGGCGGCCGGCTATGCCTGGTCGCCGAAATTTTCCTGGAGGTCGATGTCCGAGTTCGAGGCGGTGAAGTCCAGAGACCCTCCCGACTCGTTGAAGATCGAGAGCTTGAGGAAGCGCGCGCGGACCAGGAAGTCGCCGACGAGCTCGACGTCGGAGGCCGCGGCGCAATCCATGACGCCGATGAGCTCGCCGTTGTCGATGTCCGCGAAGGTCGTGTCGTCGATGCTCCAGTGAGCGTACAAGAACGCGGGACCGTCGGCGGCCGCGAGGGTCGTCTGGATCCAGGAGAACGCCAGGCGCTCGGGTTGCGGGGCGGCGCCCAGGTCGAGCCCGACCGCGGCGACGCCGCCGAAGAGCCCGGTGTTGTTTCCGTCGGTGACGTCGACCGTCGGCATAGTGATCGCCGGCCCGGCGACGTCGATGTCTCGCCCTAGATCTTGCGCCATTATGAATCCCTCGCCGCGAACCAGTCGGCGCGGCTAATGTTCGTACCGTAGCCCCAGAGGATCTCGGCGCGGCTTCCTGGGACGTCGATGAGCGCCAACATGACCGCGTTCATCGCGTCCCGATCGGCGGCCGCCCAGATCGAGGCGTTGCCGGGGCCGGTGAGCCTGGCGCGGAGGTCCGGCGTCACGGCCAGGCTCGAGCCGTTGTTCGCGGAGTTCGCGCCCGTCATCCAGCGGATCCACTCCTGTTCGTCGATCGAGAGGTTGTTGTAGGCGTCGAAGGTCGTCTGGCTCCGGACGCTGGCCGGGTCGATCCCAGGCTTCGAGACGAGCGTCGCCGGGTTCTTGTCGTTGATTAGCGCCAGGAGCGCGTCGGTCTCCGCGACTACCGCGGCATAGCCGAGGGCGGTCGGGTCGACCGCGACTTCGCTCTTCAGTTCGGCGAGATCGTTCGGATCATTTGCATCGAAGGCCATAGTCTCATCCGTATCCGAGGCGGTCGTTCTCGGCCGCGTCGTTCAAATAGCCGACGGCCCTCATCTGGCGCTTCGTGTCGCCCGCCCAGGCTTGCGCCTCTCGAGCGGCCAGGCGGGCGCCGGTGTACCAGGTGAGCGCGTCGGAGTAGTGGAGCTTCACGGTGAGCTCGTTGAAGACCAGGACGACCAGGCGCCCCTCGAACTTCACCGACCAGGCCTTCACGTTCGAGACCAGGTTCGAGCGCCGGAAGCGCCGGTTCGGCTTGAGCTTCCTCGAGGAGTTGTTGACGCGAGCGAGCTCGCGCCAGGCCTGGGGATCGTGACCGTCGACGCGGCTCGCCATCTTGCCGGCGAGCTTCACGCCGGCCAGGATCTCGAACGCGGTCTGGTACGGGATGACGACACGATGCTCCCCGAAGGAGAAGAGCGCCATGTCGAGATCCGATCCGCTCGTGACCGACTCCTTGAGGAAGACGTCGGACATCTCAGTCGAGCGAGATGTCGAGCGCGCCGATCGCAAACTCGGGCGTGATCCCGATGTTGACGATCAAGTCCGAGAGGAGCTGGCTCCAGATCTGCAACACGCCGGCGCCAGCCGAGGCGAAGCCGATCCCGACGTCCGTCTCGGTCTCCGGTCCCGAGGTTGAGATCGGGAAGGTGATCGGGGCGTCGTTGTCGACGTTGCCGGACGCAACGGTCCAGCCGGCGACCGATCTCGCGACGGGTTGCCGGGCGTAGCCTGTATACGCCGCCTCGTTGTCCGTCTGGAGCGTCGAGGCGTCCGTGAGGGCGTCGCCCGTGTGGAGCGAGATGTGGAAGTTGTTCGCCGCGACGGAGGGCTGGAGCCCGCCGGCGTCCCCGACGTTCGGGGCGGCGATGTTCGTGAAGATTAAGTCGAGGAGGTCGTCCTCGAAGAGGTCAGTCGCGCCTGTCATGGTCTACTCCTCGGCGGCGGCGGATGTTGCCATCTGCCCGGTGAATACTGCGACGGCTCCGACATCTTCGGCCGCCCCTTTCGCCTCGGCTTTGCTTATTGCGTCACGCAATGCTTTTCTCTCGGCGCCCTGGGTTGCGGCGACCGCGCGTTCGTGCGGCGTCGCGGCGTAGAGGACGGGATAGTCTTCCCGGCCCTTCGCTTTTACTCGTGCCAGGTGGGCCTCTTTTCGAGTCGCCCTGGCGGCTGGTGACATTCTCATTGCGTTTTGCTCCTTCGGTTTGCGGTCGAACGATAACACGCGGCCCGTCTCGAGTCGCGCGCGTGGAATTGTGGGAGGAAGTGGGACGCGATCATGTGAAGACACTCGTCCCGATGAGCGTGAGCTTCCCGCCGAGCTCCTGGAAGTAGACGTTGAGAGCTCCAGCCGGAGCTCCGGCGTCGCGGGTGATCTGGATGTTCTGGTCGCGTCGGAAGTGATGACGGAGCTCGAGCTTCGAGCCCGAGGCGCCGGCGTCGACGTTGACGATCGGCGTGATCCCGTCGGTGATCCCGTAGTCGGCCGCGACGATCGCGGCGTTGAGCTCCAGGACGAAGCGCCCGTTCGACGGGAGCGTGAGGGTGTTCGCGCTGGATCCGCCGGCGGCGGTGTTGCCGAAGAGGAACGGCGCGAGGGGCGTGATCCCCTGGCGCGTGAACTCGGAGAGGTCTCGCTTCGAGCGCCTCTTCGCCCGCCGATAATAGGCGAGCTTCCGGTTCGCGTCCGGCCCCGACGGAAGGCTCACGGCCTACTCGGCCGGGGCGGGTTCGGTCGGAATCACTCCGGGGCCAGTAGGGCGAGACATCCCGCGGGCGTTCTTGCGGACCATCGCCGCGTCGATCGGCGACTTGCCGGCGAGCGCGAGCATCCGCTTGATCGTCTCGGGGTTCGAGGCCCTGGTCCGTCGGAGGTTCTTCTGGCTCTCGATGTAGCCCTTGACCGCGACGGTGTGATGATCCGATTCGCCCAGGTGAGGCCAGAGCTCGTCGGACAATGCTCGGAGCTCGTCCTTCTTCTCCTGGGTCTGGGCGTCGAGCTCGTCGATCGCTCCCTGGGTCTCGGACATCTTCGCCCGGATGTCGGCCTTCCGCTTCTGTTCGGCGGCGTCGGCCTCGGACGGTTCCGGAGCTCGAGGAGCGGCGGCGATCGCGGCCTTCCGCCTGGCGGCGTCGGCTTTTCGCTTCTCCTTCTGGGCCTGGGTCCTGGGCTTCCTGGTTGCCGCCGGTGCTGGCGCGGCTTCCACTGGAGGCTCGGGGTCGACCGCGGGCGGATCCTGGGGATCGGTCGCGGCGTCGTCCGCCGGCGTCTCGGCCGGGGTCTCGGTCTCAGTCTCGGGCGTCTCCGCCTGGGTGCTCTCGAGGGCGTCCTCGAGGGCCTGGTCTTCGGGTGTGCTCATTGGTCGGGTCTCCAGGTTGAAAGGGTGAGCCGCGCCTCACGCGCGGCCTCCGACACGGATCGGGATGACTCAGAACTCGGTCGTCACGAGGCGCGCGGCCTTGATTTGTTTCCGCTCGGGGAAGGTTCGCGCCCAGTTGTTCACGCCGTCGGCGGCCTCCGCGTTCGTCGGGCCTCCGTCCGGGTTCGCAACGGATCCAGCGAGCCAACGATGGCCGACTGGGTGCATGGACCACTCGATCCTCGAGAAGAGCTCCTCGCCGCCGGCGCCGTTACCCTGGCCGGGGAATCGCTCGATCTCGGCCGGGACTTTCGGGTTCCCGACGCCCCAGCGTGAGGCCATCGGTCCGAAGATCCAGGTGTCGAAGACGCCCGCCGCGTTCGGCATGGTGTCGTCAACGATGACACGCCGGCCGAGGAAGGTCGGGACCGCGGCCGCGTTCGCGTTCACGGCGTCCGGGACGAAGTCGATGAGGTTGTTCTTCTGGGCCTTCGAGTAGACGATCGAGTGCATGAAGACCGCGACGAAGTCGTCCTGGGAATCGCCGGCGGTCGTGATGGCGTCGATGAACGCCTCCGCGGAGAAGTCCGTGACGCCAGCCGTGAACGCGCCCGAGATGTCGACCGTGAGGTCGTCCTGGGCGGCGTTGTTGGTTATGCCGGCGCGCGGGTCGTCGTTCGGCGTGACCTGGGCGTTGTCGGCGAAGATGCCGGTCCAGGTTGAGACGAAGATCGCCTGGAGACGTCGGCGCCAGTAGGCCGCCACGTTCGCCGCGATCGCGTTCGCGGGGTCATCGCCAGCAAGGGCGGCCGCGAGGTCCATCGTCTGCCAGGACTGGTTCCGCGACAATCGGGTCGCGATCTCCTGGTTCGACTGGATCTTCGCCGGCGTCGCAATGATCGCCGGGTCGTCACTCGAGACTCGGTCCGCGAGGACGTTCGAGTCGTCGTCGTTGTCACGCCACGAGGGCGCGTTGAAAGTTGTCCCGCCGCCGGCCAGGAACCCGTCAAGGGCTGGATCACGAACAACGACGCCCGAGTCGATCAAGGCGGTCTTCTGTTCTGTGAGGGTCCGAACGTAAGGGGCGAAGATCTCCGGGACGACTACGTCCGCGACTCTGACTTCTGCCATGAGGTGTTACTCCTTCAAGTGATGGATCCGGAGCCCTCACGGCGCGCGGCTGGTTGTCCGGGTCGAGTCTACCTCACGGGAGACGTCGCGCCCAGTCCTACGCCGGCGGCCTTCATGAGGCGCTCGGCCTCGGGCTTGTCGGCGGCGTATTGTTTCGACTGGTTCGTCACGTTCCAGCCCTTCTTCGACCAGGGGTTCGCCCCGGTCAGATCTCCGGATCCTCCGGATCCGCTTCCCGCGTCCGCGCCAGCGCCGGCCGACTTCGGCCAGAACATCCGGAACTCGGGAACGCGCGCCAGGCTCGAGAAGTAGTCCTCGGGCGCCTGGTTGGGCGTCACGCCCTTCCCGGCCTCGAGCTTCGTCACTACGTCGCCCGCCTGGGAGACCTCGAACTTGTCCTCGATGAGCTGGACGAGGTTCGCGACGCCGTCGGGACTCGCTCCCGCCTTCGTCGCCGCCTGGGTCAGTGAGTTTGTGATTGTTGTCGATCGACTGGTTCCCAGGGCCGCGTCCCGCTCCTTCTCGAGGAGCTCGTTCTTCTCGGTGAGGCTTGCCAGGTTCCGCTCCAGGTCGTGAAGACGTGCGGATACGTCTCCGCCTGGATCTGGCTCTCCCTTTCCGTTCGGCTTCGCCGTCGCGACTCCGAACTTCTTGAGAGCATCCTCGACCGTTGTCATGAGCTCGTCGCGGGTGACTCCGGCGCCGGTCTTCCGACTCACGTCGGCGGCGGCGTCGGCGTATCGCTTCTTCAAGGCCTCGGCGTAGTTGTCGAAGTCGTCCTGGGTCTTCATGCCTCCGACCTGGAGGACGAACTTCCCGTCGATTTCCTTGTAGTGGTCCCCGAATCCCTCGGGGATCTTCGCCTTGTCGTCCAGCATTGCTTCGAGTGTCATGACCTACCTCTCACGGGTTCGTCGCCGATAGTACGCCCGGCGGATCCATTTAACAATAATACAGCCGGGCGTCTAGTCGGGCGCCGGGATCCCGAGGTTCTGGAACGCCGAGGGCTTCTGGTCGTAGAGCTGGCGAAGGGTGAGTCGCTGGCCGCCGTTGTCGACGAAGCCGGAGACGTCGAACTCGCCGGCCCGGAAGAGGCGCGCGCGGGTCCGGCCCAGGACGTTGTCCTGGAAGGCGACGTCGGAGTTCCGGAGGAAGGTGTCGTAGTTCGTCGACGCCGGGACGCGGCCGATGAGCTTCGCCACTTCGCGCCGCCTGGCTGGGCCGCGGAGCTTCCCGAGCCGGCCCTTGAAGTTCTGGGAGGCGGGTCTCTTCCCCAGGGGTCGGCCGTCGATGACCGGGACGCGGATCGACCGACAGTTCATGTGGATCGGCGGGATCGGGCCGTCGCCCGTCTTGAACTCCTGGCCGTCCAGGCTTTGACACACGGGCGTCGTCCTGGAGTCCAGGGTCGCGACGTAGAGCTCGCGGGGGATGATCCGCTTGTTCGCGAGGTAGACGTTCTGGCGGACCGCGTTCGAGATCGCGCTCATCGAAGTTTGCGCGAGGGTCTGGGCTCCGCGCCGGGTGATCTCGCGGACGCCGTCGGTCCCGTTGAGGGCTCGAGTCCCGAAGATCCTCCGCCCGATCTGGGTCGGGGTCTCGTCGAAGAGCATCCCCTGGCGGATCTGGTCCATCATGCGCCGGCGGTCCCCGACCTGGTAGGTCCCGAGCCAGCCGCGGAGGAGCTTGTTCTGGAACGGCCGGGCGAACACGACGCCGCGGATCGTCTGGGTCGGCGGGAGCTTCGGCCCGAACACGACCGGGAGCGACTCGGCCAGGAGGCCGGCGATGTAGGCCGTCTCCCCGAACGCCAGGCCGACGAGCTCCTTCCGGACGAGCTGGTTGATCGTCTTCCAGGTCGGCGAGAGCGTGGCCCGGATGAGCCGGTCGGTGATGATGATCGAGCGGGTCGTCGTTCGGCCTGGGAGCGCCGTCGTCGGGAGCCGCTCGAGGCGCTTCTTGAGGATCCGGGCGAGCTCGGGCTCGGACCTCGAGAGGATCGCGACGATCCGGTCCGCGAGCCCCTTCGAGAAGCGGAGGAGCTGGACTTGATGAACCAGGAGCGCGTCACGGATCGCCTCGTTCGCGGTGTTGTGGGCCACGTTCTACTCCTCGTCGTCGCCCTCGTTGCCGGCGCCTGGCGGAAGGTTGCCGGATCCTGGCGGCTTGCCGGCGGCGGCGATCGCGGCCTGGCGCTGGGCTTCCATCGCCGGATCCTCCAGGTCGCCCTCGAGGCCCAGGCCGTCGCCGCCCGTGTCGAAGGCGTCCATGTCGGCCTCTTCCTCGATCTGTTCGAGCTCCTCCTCGAAGGTGAGCTCGGTGTAGTCCTGATTCCGGAGGATGTTGTGGACCGACTTCCAGGAGAGCGGGACCTTCGACTTCTTCGCCGTCGCGTAGGCGATGAGATCCTTCGGGTCCTGGGTCTGGTCGATGAAGTCGAGGTTCGGCTCGACCTTGACCTCGTCCGGGTTCGCTCCGACCCAGATCGCCGCCTGGCGGAGGGCGTTCTCGAGTCCGGTCGCCGCCGTCTGGGCGATCGTCTGGAGGGTCGCCGTCCTGGCCGCGACGCGGATCCGGAGGGTCTCGGCCGCCTCGGCTCCAGCGCCCGTCGAGAGGAGCTTCACGCCTTCCTCGCCGGCGCGTTGATAGTCGTCGTTGAGACTGAGCCGTTGTTGTTCGAGCGCCTGGGACTCCGGCCCGATGAACTTCGCGTCGCCGTTCTCGCTCGGGATGTTGAGGTAGGCGCCGGATCCGATGATCGGCTTCGCGTCGCCGGAGGGGTTCCCCTCCTCGCCCTGGTTGATGTCGTAGCCGGTGATGACGAGCGTGTCCTGGCCGGACATGAAGAGCGCGCTCCGATGATCGGCCTCGCCCCGGTAGATCGCGAGCGCCAGGTTCGCGAGGTTGATGAGCGGGACGTCCGCCGGCTGGCTGGCGAGGTCGGTCGTGTTGATGAACGTGAAGGGGATCTGGTCGAGGGTCTTCCCGCGGATCGAGGGGATGATCTCGGTCTGGCGATTCCCGTCGCGCTCGACGAAGGTCGTGTAGATGTTGCCGGCGGTCCCCAGGGAGAGCGCCCGATACCTGGGGACGAGGTTCCAGGTGAAGAGGTCGCCGGTGTCGCGCTCGAAGCGCGTCTCGTCGAGGACCGTCATGAGGAGCTGGCGGAGAGCTTCCGGCCTGGCGTCGTCCTGGAGTTGTTTCGGGTCGTTCGTCTTCGTGAGGTCGTCCCAGTTGAGGATCTGGGGCGCCGGATAGGGGACGATGATCGGGAGGTCCCGGTTCGGATCCACGTCCAGGAGGAGCCCGAGCCGGCCGTAGAGGAGCTGATTCATGTGGATCCCGCGGAGGAGATCGTTGAGGCTCTCGCCCTTCGCGGTCGCGATCTCCCTCATGTCCTCGAGGGCTTCGGGGAGCTCGATGTTCGCGGCCTCGCGGTCGAGGATCCCGGTGAGAGCTCGGACCGTCTCCTTGACGATGTCGGGGAAGAAGGCCCGGATGATGTAGGCGGTATACAGGGCCAGGCCTTCGTCCGAGAGCTTCGCCGGCGTGTTCGAGAGCGCCCTCATCCCGGAGGTCGCCGGGAGGTAGATCGTCGTCTTCGACTTGATGTGTCGCTGGCCCTCGGCCGTGTCGAACATGAGGACCCAGTCGGGGCGCCTGGCGACATAGTCGGGATGCGGGTCCGAGATGCTCGAGCCGCCCTGGGCGGACTGGGGCGGGACGGTGATCCCTGGCTGGAAGGGCGCGGTCGAACTGGCGAGGATCAAGTCGGTCGTCTGGTTGTGGCTCATCATGCGGCTCCTGAAATAGCGCCGGACCTGGGTCTGGCGGGAGCCCTCACGGCCCGGTGATACGCTCGCGAGAGCGCGTCGATCTGGTCCTTGAACGTCGAGCCAGGAAAGGCCGCGGCCTCGTCCAGGAACAAGCCGTTCCAGGCTCCGCGAACGAGGTAGACGTTCCCGGCTTCGACTTGCGCCGCGGGGGCCTCGGCCCGGACCGTCTTGTCGCCGCTCTCGGGCGAGTAGTAGGCCCGCCGGTCTGGAAAGTCCGCGGCGATGTCTTCCGCCTGGGCCTTGCCAGCCTGGCCGGGATCCTGCGGGAAGTCGATAATGACGACCCTCCCGTCCTGGTCCGCCGCTGTTCTCATTTTTGTCCGGACTTTATGCGGCGATCCCCGGAACCGAATCACGTCTTCGATGTAGATCTTGCGCTTGACGTACCGGAGACGCAAGCCGACGGTCCAGGCCGCGTTCTTCGCGTTCGCCTCTCGAGCATCGGTCGCCGCCAGGTCCCAGCCGCGGACGATGACGCCGCCCTTCGGGACTTCGCCGGCGTCGATCATCTTGAAGTCGTCGCGCTTCATCATGCCGCCCTCGCGTGGATGCGGGCGTTGCTGGAGCTGGCCGGCTTCGCCGTACTCGGTGAGCCCGACCTTGAGCTCGTCGATCCGCTTCTGGTCGAAGAGCTCGGGGAAGAGGAGCTCGCCTGGTTCGGTCCGCCAGTCGAACGGACACGGATGAGGATGACCGTGTAGGCCGTCGGCGTCGCGCCAGGAGGGCTCGAACTGGGCCGGGAGCATCAAGTGGGTCCAGAGTCCGGGCTCTTCCTCCAGGAGGACGCCGGTGAGATCTCGAGGGTGTAGCCGTTGCATGATGACGACGACCGCGCCGTCCTTCGAGCGGACCCTGGTCGGGAGCGCGAGGCGGATCTTGCGGACGGTCTCGTCGCGGAAGGTGTCGCTCTCGGCTTGCTCGACGTTGTGCGGGTCGTCGATGACGACGATCCGGCCGCCTTCTCCCATGATCCCCGAGACCGCGCTCGAGAATCTATAGCCGCCCTTCGTGTTCGCGAACCGGCTCTTCGTGTCCTGGCCGGAGCGGAGGAGCTTGAAGCCGCCAGGCCGGCCGGTGAGGAGGTCCTGGTAGAACGGCGAGCGGATGAGATCCCGAGACCGATCCGCGTCTCGAAGCGCCAGGTCGCCGCGGTAGGCGGTGAAGGCGAAGGTGTACTCGGGGAACATGAGCCAGGCCCAGGCCGGCCAGAAGACCGAGACCGTGAGGCTCTTCATGTGACCGGGCGGGACGTTGATGATGAGGCGCTTGATCCGGCCCTTGAGGACTTGCTCGAGGACCCAGCAAAGCGTCCGCGTATAGCGGCCCAGGACTAGCGGAGAGGGATCGACCTCCGACCAGGCGGCGTCGATGAAGTCGTGGAGACCGAGACCTCGACGAGCTCGTTCCGCCCTAACCCGCGCCAGCGCCGACACGGTCGTCCGGCGCGACCTTCGCCAGGATCCGCTCGAGGGCCTCGAGCTCCGGATCCGAGAGAAGGGTCAAGTCCGCGGTCTCCGGGAGGAGCTCGTCGGGAGGAAGATCGTCGCCGCGGCCTGGCTTGAACTCCTGGAAATAGCCGCCGATGAGCTGGGAGAGGAGGCGATCGCTCGGGGGTTGCCTGGCGATGACTTTCCCGTCGTCGTCGAAGAGCTCGGTCCACTGGGTCGCGCGTCGC